ATGTTCAAAATTTCTTTAAAACTCTTTACGTGGAAAGCACGCATACAGCAAAATGGAATGTCTGCTCTGTATGTTGAATCTTATATTTCAGGTATTGGGCCAAAGGCCGATAGAAAACAATTCAATCTAAACTTGGAATGGCCAGCTGACAAAATAGATTTCGGCAAGAATGAGCTCCGCCAGCGTTTCAAAAATGATCCTGATGTAAATGATTATAACTTGATCATTCGCGACCATATATCGAAGATAAACGAGATTGCAAAAAGGTTCCGTCTTCAGAACAGGATCTTGTCAAATGAAATGGTCGAGAGGGAGCTATTATATTTTGATGCTTCTCGATCATTGGTCGCATTTATGCAGTTGTCAAGAAGAGAGCGCTATACTTCAAAAGAGATTGTCAAACGTACTTATATGAACCATCTTAGCACTATCAATTCGATCATTGACTTTAGACCGCTGACAGTATTCCCTGAGATCGACAAGAAATGGTTTGCGGATTATCGAAATTATCTCAAGTCTGAAATCCGGGAGAATGGCAGAATCGTTAAGAAGGCTATTCAGGATAATACCGTTTGGACACGGATCAAAGATGTGAAAGCATATTTAGCCATTGCTAGCGAGCAGCATGGAATATATGTTCCCGAGTTTGGCCCCAAAGAAGTCAAGAATTCATATCACAAAAAAGAAGCTATATACCTACGTAAGGAAGAGGTAATTAAACTGATCAACAAATTGGATGAAGGTGCTTTAGGCGCCCAGGATTACCAAGTGCTATCTGCATTCCTTTTTTGCTGCTTTACAGCATTCCGGATTTCGGATCTTTACGAATCAACTTATCAATGGATGGTGTCGGATAACTTCCTCCAGTTCCTAATGGTTAAAAACTCAGAAAATAAACCGAAGACTATAACGATACCTCTTATCCCAATTGCAAAAAGATTCATATCTAATAATAGGGGAAAGTTCTTTGACTTGCCTACTGAGCAAGAGTATAACCGGACATTAAAAGTATTTATGAGGGAATGTAATATAAATAAAAAGGTGACTAGCCATACGGCACGACATACTTTTGGGCATTTGTTTATGAAATTTGGCGGGAATATACTTGCTTTAAATAAGATATTAGGGCATACCAAAATCGAAACAACGATGACTTATGCTCATTTGGACGACGACGATAACTTGGATCTGGCGCTTAAGGTTAACGATGAGTTCAGTGATCTGCCCAAATTGAAAATTATTGCATAAAATTTTTATATTTAATCACTAGTTTTTTTATTTAAATATTATTATGAAAAGTAACAAAGAAATTTTTCAAGAAAACTTTAACTCAGGGGGGTACATTGAACCACATCAAAGTGTAGTTGGACTCAAGGAAAAGCTAAATCAGGTAGCAAAAGATTTTAGTGGGCCAGAAATAGATATTTATGTAGATTTTATTGACGATACAACAGTCAATGCGTTCGCTACGAAAATAGAAAACACTTACTTTATTGGGATAAATATAGGTGTATTATCCCTATATGACTTTTTCGCACAGAAGATTAGCGCCAATCCAAACCTGTTGGTTGAATTTGGAGAGTCAGCCGGAGAGTCAGATACTGAATTGATAGATTTGAAGTCTATAAATGATTCAAATGTTTTAGAAAACGTATTAAAGCCTAAACCTACTACCAAAAGTAGGACTATTCTTGCAAATTGGATTTTCCAGCAATCGATACTTAATATATTTTTTCATGAATTAGGTCATATTCTTAATGGCCATGTTGATTTATTATTATCTGGTGGTGTTGGATTCATTCAAGAATATTCCTCAGTAAAAAGTAAAATGTCAGCAATGGCTAGTTTGGATCGTCAAACTATGGAAATAGATGCAGATGCTTATTCTGCTCGTAGTACTTTTAACACTTTGATGGAAGAATATAATACTAATTACCAGGGCTGTAGGGATATACTAAAAAATGAAAATTATGTGTTTAGATTATGGGCATTTGTCAGGATGCTTTCCTGGCGTATTTTAGAGAACAATTTTATTGGTGAAAATCTATTATCAATTACCCATCCTCCAACAAGTTTAAGATATGTATTTTCTAGGGTATCAATTGTTAGTTTGTTATCTTATCGTAACATGGATGTAGACCAATTTCACATCGCCTACATGAGTGGAAGTAATGAAGCTGACCACGCTCTAAAAACTATCTTAACTAATAATTTTATATCTGACACACTTCCAGGAAATATTGGAATTTTACACAATACACATGGCGCTATTATATTCTGTCATTGGGACGATTTACGTGAAAAATTATTACAAAAAACACACATACCGTTAAGAGATCCAAATGTGTTTTTTGACACAGAAGCGGATCGTGAATTCCAAAATCAATATAAGCTGCTTAGGGAACGTATTTAGATAGACGAATTATTACAATAATAAAAAAGGGACGATTGATTGTCCCTTTTTTATTATCCAAAATACTTAATTATAGCCGCATACATTCGTGCTATTTGATCATACCCGTCAGCATTAGGATGCACGCCATTAGTCTGTTGATTTACCAATATTGATCCTGAATAACTCGCGTTAGGCTTAACATTTTCACTCGGAAAATTATATTCACAATCGAGATTGAAATGAGCCGGAATAACATATGTTCTAGCATTAAAATTTGTAGTTGTATCGAGATCAGATAATACCTTTTTTTGCCATGTCAGCAAGCCTATTCTTGTATATTTTTCAGATGTTTGTCCCAAATTATAGCTCGCAGCAAAAGCGTCTTGATCTGCTGGAGGGAATGTGATGATTATCCCTACACGAATATTCGCATTATATGCATGTATGCTGTCAATCATTTCCTTAAGCTGGGTCATCATAGTTGCTGCCTTAGTTGCTGCAGCTGTTAAGTCATCCTGACCAAACATATCATTTATACCAAGTTGAAAAAATACCCAGTCGCCAGCGCTCATTGTTTGACTTGTAGAAGGCAAATAATATGAGAAATCGAACTTTTGTGTTGAAGGATTATAAAGTGGGTTTGTCGGAGTAGTGGAAGAACTTGAATAAACAATAGTCGCATCACCTGCCCCTGAAACTTTGGTTAATGTGCCTGATGCATCTACGGGTCTATTTGAAGCGGCAGATTGTACGCTAAAATATCCAGTCCCGCCAGTCATATTAACCTCAATAACGGTGTAATTAACACCTCCCTGAACATAAACTGAATTTATGGAAGGAGCTGTGGTTATTCCTGAAACATTTATCACATACAATACTCTTCCAGGGCCATAGTAATCATTGTGTGTCCATCCGCCGCGGCCTTCATGTTTTAATCCTGTAGTCCCGCGTGTACCAGCAAATTCAACTTTCATGGAATCAGCATCAAAAATAGCTTTCAGTGGAATATTGATATTTGAGCCGTCTACTGTTGAATCACCAATAATCAGTACTTTTCTAGTTATACCCGAACCTGTTGAAGTGTTTGCTGAATACAATTGTACTGTCTTTGTATCCAGCAATAGACCATCTTTATACAATGAAAGGCTTAAAGGGCTATTTAGGTTAGCGCCTACAGGACTAAGTCTAAAAAAACGTTTGTATTGCTTACCATAATTACCGTTATAGTCAAGAGAAAAGTTATTGAAATTCTCGCCTACTCGTGGAATCACAACATTTTTATTAAAAATATTGAACTCAGAATTTGGATAAATATAAACCTTTGAAGGGAACAGAATTGAAGGAATTGCTGGGGCTACTGTTCCCGAAATTTCCTTAATTTGTTGTGCACCAGCAGGGGTAAATGTTCCTCTTGTTCCGCCTTTTAAAAATTCGGTTCGAAGCACATTGGTATTGGTTGTCGTCTTATCAAGAGTCGAACTATTCTTGACAGTAGTATAGAAAAGTGGACTTGTTTGACTTCCAAATGTACCTATTGCAGCTAAATATCCATCTGAATGATATTGCACGAAAAGGTCATCTTCTGCGGTATTAGCAAATCTTGAATCTAAGACAAAAATTAAATCAACAGTCGTGTTTACCAAGAACGTGCCTGTCAATGTTTTTTGAACCAATATCTGACCAGTGTCACTACCTTTCCTTATGGACATAGTAACATAAGTTGGGATATTGTTAGTATCATATGGCCTGAACGGGAAACGCAATGCGTCGAAATCTTTTTTCTTCCCCATTAATTGCCCCCAAGCAGCGAATGTCGAATTTGCAGTGAGTATTGTTGTACCCCCGACAATCTCTGAACTATCTACAACAAAGTCACTTTTAATTATATCATTGAACTTTTTTACTTCCTTGAATACCTTTTCACCTGAAGTCGCTTTTGTGTCGCCACTTTGGATGTTTCCAATAGCATTACCTTTATTCATAACATCGTCAGCATAATTCTTAGCTGCTGTAATGTTATCCTCTTCCCTTGAAAATATAACAAAAGGAAAATATGCTTGTGGAGAATCTGTCAACTTAGAATCCGAAAAATCAGTATTATATCCGCCGATTGTTTTATATCTTATTTGCCTTGTTGGATTATGCAATCTCCTTCCAATTGCTATAGGAACATTTCCATTACCCCAATAACCAACCCAAATATTGACGCCACTATCATTTTTAATTAATGATGGCAACATTACATTTACATAGTCAATTTTACCTTTGGTGAAATCTATATCTATCTCCCCAGATGCCAATAATGTCCCTGTTTCATTTACTTCCCTAACCTGATACTTTAGTTTAGTAACCTTAGCCAATTCAGCAGGCTGTAAATCCTTAAGATAAAACGATAGCTTATTAAAGTTCTTTATTGGGCCATAATCATCACCATATCCTGAAAATGTAGAAACTTCAAATCCCCAAGCATTGAACCCACCATTGTTTTCTACAATAGTTGTAACAGGAGTTTTTTCTATTACATGTGACAATTCCCCGTCGATACCAGATTTTAGCTTGTAACCACCATCTTGGTTGAGAAGTAATTGCCCTCCCTCTTCAATTTCATTGGTACCTTCGGGAAGGGGCATATCTAGAGTGAATTTCTTTACCCATTTAGTCCCATCAAATAAAGTCATACCCCATTGTGTAGCTGTATATTCCAATGTTCCCCCAGTTGGTTGACTGTATTTCCCATTCGCTAAAAAACCGAATTTTTTTGATGTTGTCGGAATTGGTAGTGGTACAGGTGTTGAAGATGTTGCAATTGGAAGATCATAAAAATCGGCCCCTTGGATTTCAATATCACCTACAAGTTGTTCGCCTAATTCTTTTAAAGTAGCTCCCCGTAAAAAAGACTCATTTGCCTGTTGAAGTACCATAAATACTTTTTGCCAATCGGTAATCGGTGGAAGGGAATTAATTTTTGCTTCTAATAAATTATCGTTCATTATCGTAAAATTATAGTTGTAAATAGTTAGGTGCTTGATCAAGGTATGGATATGCTAGCAGCGTATCCGAATAAGTGAATTCAAAATCAACCTCGTTGACAGAGTTCTTGGTAATATCGACGGCGGGATCCTTTACCGTGATCGCTCGTATAGCACCGTCTAAATAGTGGTATCTCTGTTTTGAAAAAGCGAAATCGATCAGCATCATGCGATGCTGACGGCTCTGGATATATCCGGAGTTCTTTTTTACTGTGCGTGTTTTGATGCCTGCATATTCGATGTTGTATTCGTCCATCAGTGCGACCGATGTTTCATTTTTAAAAGTCGATTTTTCTTCTCCGGACATGACCAGAGAATCAAAGCCGCCAAGACGGTTCCTCCAGACGAAAAACTCATGGATCAGGTGATTGTAATGCTCAACAATAAAAACCTGTTTTGCTAATTGTAAAACCGTTCCCTTAAGCCCGTAAACTGTATACTGAACAAGCTTTTTGGTAGATTTTTGTTGCATCAGGTATGCAGCCACATCGATCGTCTGAAGCTTCGAAGCAACTAGGGATCCGTGCGTATAACTTGCTGTCGTTCCATCTTCATACACACAGTCAACTTTGACCGTAATGGCCGAAGCGGGGAGGGCTGTAAGGTATACCGGCTGATGTGTTTTTACAGACTGCGGAAGGCTCGCAATGTTCAGCCAAAAGTTAGCAGTCTTAAATTCGATATCCACAGGTTGACGTACCCAAAAGCCTTTGATCACTTTAAAGCTTATTTCCTGCATACCGTCTGCATCGGTGATTTGTACTTTGTACGATCTGTATCCCTGGTCATGAACCGTCACCAGATCAGCCGATGGTTTCTCGATGGTCAACAATTCATCGATAAGCAAAGCGAATTTCAAAACCAATGGTGTCACAGCATCAAAAGGATTGTAAGTCTCCTCAATAACTTGCGTAGTGCCATCCAATAGCTTGACAGTGACTTCGGGCTGAGTTGAAGACACAACGATCGGAGGTAGGCTGATCGAATAGTTTAATGCATCGGGTTTTGACTTTATGACGAGCATATTAAAATGAAATTAGGTCATAAGTTAATCCTACGCCAACGCCATACGATAAGCCTTTCGGTGTTACGACTGGACCGCCAATAAAGCTGATACCCCAGCGCGGTGATTTTGGAACTTTGTTGACATCGTATAGATTCGAAATCGTGACACGTGGATCTCTGGCACGAATAACACTGCGATATTCATAGCGGCTAAAGATGTTCTTTTTATAGGGGGCATAGGCTCGATCAAGTGCAATCGTTGCACCAGGATAGATCGAATCATTTTCAAGATTGACCTTTACGTCGAAGACGGGATCTTTCATGGCCAACCATTTGGTTTTTGTTATTGTATCGGTATAGCGTTCTCCTTTGCCTTTGCCCTTAACACTGACCAATTCCGACTGGAGCCGGTCAATCTTTTCAGTGGCCACACCCAGGGCGCGAGCCAAAGTATCGGCCAATCCTTTCGACACATAATTCGTTACCGGCTTCTCGGTCTGAATAGGATTATATATATAGCTCACTGTGCCAGCAACGGTATCATAGATCGTATCACGTATATGCAGTGGAGCAGCTGTGCCGGATGATAAAGCTTCTTGGTAAGCTTTGTTTAGTGATTTGTATTCATTTTCGGAACCGATCCAGTTCCTGAATAAAATAAATATAGCAACAAGGCACGCGACCAAAGCTACTATAAGGATGATTGTTGTCTTTTTCATGGTAATACTTTATTAATGTCTCTTTGTGCTGTTTCTCTGATGGCCGAATCATTCTCTGATGCCTTGCGCTGCATTTGTTCCCGTTCGAAAAATGCATCTTGGAATTTTTTATTTACAGCCCGTATTTCAGCCCGTAATTCTTCATTTTCCTTAATGTCATTCTTTCGGTCTTCATCGCAATTATCCCTGCTATTTTTGATACGTACTTCGCCCGATATTCCCCAAGATATCAGGACGGCCAATGTAAGAGCCATAAGCGTCAGCTTTACATCTTTTCGCAGTCCGGCTAAAATGGTTTGGAATATCTTAATCATGTTCAAAAGTGCTTTTATATGGCTTAATAGTAAAGGACAACGAATCAGACCTCGATCAGGTCAGCGACGACAGGATCAATGCGGTCACGGCGTATAGTGTACTGCAATTTTTCGATGTAGAAATTGCGCCCCTGAAAGTGCACCTTATCGATAATGGATAGTCTATTTAATTCCAAAGCCGATAACAGGAATGTTCCATTAAGCCGAACTTTCGATTTTTCATTCCATGCTTTGAATTCTTTATGGAATTGATTTAAAAGACCTTTGGTTCCTTCCCAATTGAGACTAAGGTTATCGTTCTCGTATGGCGACAAAAATGGATAGTTCTTTCCATCAACCTGCTTCGTGCCAGCATAAAGTAAAAGCGATAGAGCAGAGGAACGGACATTGCGCGACAGGATCGTATTGCCATCTCCCTGATCAGGATCCCATTTGGGCACGAACCAATATTTCTTGTCATCTGGATGCAATTCCATGTCTGGAAAATATATTGCAGGTATCAAATAAAGCTGGTTGATATCTGTGCGGGCGTTGTACTTATCCCGATCTCCAATGTCCGGCTTTTTTATCGGCTCAAAACCCTTGAACTCATAAGCGGCAATCAATTCCCATGATTCGATGTTATCGGTAAGTACCTTTCTCCAAAATCCTTTTTTCATGATGTACTGCTCGGTACTGGTGATGTAGAATAGCTGTTCGTATACATCTTCATGGGTGATAAGCTCGAAGTGATCATCATGCATGGCCTCCAAAGTAGCTACCGTTTTATAGGATACATTGTCAGTAAATGATTTCCTGTCATTATACCCGTAATCATAGTATTTGCCTGCATCTGAAGAAATATCGATCTGATTCATGAGCTTGTAAGACCAGTTATGCTTGACTGCACGGGTAAGGATATCTTTGTTATACACGATCTGAAACTTTCCTTTCTCCGCAAGCAGCGTCATGCAAAACACATTGAAGATCATCTGTAGAAACTTATTTGCATCGATATCGGGCATAACATCCTGTAATTTGAGGTAGGCAGGAACATCACCATAATCCGACGATATCCACGGGCCATACATCGACCAGTTACCGACGTTTGGCAGATAGAAAGTTGGCAATAGTACATCGCGCAATATTCCGGAATCAAAAGGCGATATTGTCAATGCGGATCCGATCAGTTGATTAATAATATATCCGATCCTGAATTGCGGGTACATCAGGGAGTGGTATCCTACCAGTCCGCCCGGATAATAAAAGCTTTGGTTTGTCGCATTGAAACAATTGAGGTAGATATCCCGGATCATCCAGTAGGGCTGATTGATCACATTGGAATAATACATTACACCATCGCGGGGATCCGCAAAACCCCTGACTTTTTCAGAGTAGTATCCAAATTCATCCTCATTGGTTTTTACAGCTATCGGGGCGAAGATATAATCGTTTGATGTGTTGTAGGCATGAGCTGTTGCCCATTGTCTATAACTATAATAGTATGAGCTGGTATTGTTGTACCCAGCGGTTGAATCGCCAGGGAAATTCGCCGTACCAAGCTCTTTGACGAAGAGTGCTTTTTTGAGGTTCTCATTGAAATCAACACCTGTAAACTGGACTTTAATCGATTTTTCGGAATTAGTGGCATTCATTACCCCGTCCTGGATTAATATCGACTGAAAATAGATCTGGCACGAATAAGGCTGGAATAGGCTGTCGCCTTTATGTGCACCTAATCGATTGATATGTTTGAATACCTTTAAGTTCTTGGGGGTCGGGGGGAGGTCAAAGGAAAGAGAAAAAGGTAAAGGCAATTTATCCGTTGTAAACATCGGATTTTCGATGGTGATGGCGACCGAAATATCTTCCGGAAGATCAATAATTATGTTGTTAACCTTGATTTCAAGCATAGCACGAAGGTAATTCCGTGCTATGCTCCACTAAAGGACATTACAGTGATATAACGCTATTGCATGGAAAAAGAAAAGCCCAGGTGTTAATCTAGGCTTTCTTATAAAGTAGGTATTTCCCCTGACTCGATCAATTCTATCAATATATCGGCTTCATCTTTGCTCAGCCATGAATTATTGTTGAAATGTACGCGCCACCCCTCAGTCGTCATCGATATGCTGGTTACGAACATTTTATTGATATATACATGAAAATATCCACCCATCAATGGACTAATATCTACAAACTGTGGGACTCCATCAACTTCAAATCCTTCGAATATCATTCGACAATTTTACTAATATTATTAGCATATAGTCAAGCGTGTAAATACGGAAAGTGAAAAAAGCGTGTATTATACGTAACCCGTATTTAACGTAACTATTCGTGATTGCATTAATCTTATAATGTACCCGCATTCTGATCGGACTCCAGTTGTCGCATCTGTTCGATAAAACCATTTTTACCAAGCAGGGAAACATCTGCACGGATATTCTGCATCTTATCGCCAAGCTCATTGACCCGAGTTGAAAGCGTATCGAGCACCTCGATCATGCGTGGATCGTAGAACGGCATAGACGAATTATTTTCGCTACTGGAGAAAGATCCACCTGATGCACGACCAGGCATCATTGTCGATCGGATAACGTTTGATAGCATCGCCGGATTAATAGCTCCATTGCGCTGCACACTATCGAGCCATGCGATTAACGGCCCTGTTGTCGGATTGGTGACCAATTTATCGTTGGCTACCCATTCCCGACCAGATTCACCGACGAGCACTGTAGGTTTGCCTATGTAACCCCGTTGCTTCGGACTACTCTTTGCCCGGAACTCTTTTTTGTCTTGTTCCCGAGTCACATCGAAATAGCCACCATCTTCACGGCCTGACACCCTTTGATTGTTGCTCGATGATGTCGAGCTGGAAGAACTACTGCTGGCTGAGGACTTGCTTGATTTCGCTGTAATCCCTTTTATAGTTGTTCCCGCGATAGTAGCAAGCGATATTCCAGCCCTAATTTTCGCGACCAATCCATTTTTAGCTGCATAAATGGGGCCAGCTACAGGGCCTAATGTCGCCGCGTGCATACTAATAGCTGATAGCTCTTTCTGTAAATTGATTATTACTGTCGCAGCAGCAGCAGCCTTTTCAAGTACCAAGAAAATTTTTGCAGCGGCAGAACTTTCTTCGAAGAAGCCGTTTATGAGTTGAAATCCTGCTTCATAGGCTTTTGCAGTTTCAATCTTAATACTCCATGTCGCATCCCTTAATTGCTTTTCAATTTGAAGTTTCTTATCCATTTCCCGCTGTGCCTGCAAAATGGATAGATTTACGAGTTGCTCTTGTATTTTGGCCTTTTGCTCGGCAACACGTATAGCTTCCTCAATTTCGAGATCCCCAACAGCGATAGCGGCCTCCAGCATCATGTATCTTGTCGTCAGATCCTGTTGCTGTGCATTTTCCTTAGCAAGTCGATTTTCTTCCTCTAAAAGCTTAATCTTTGCATTTTTTTCTTCTTCAGAACTGGTAGTTTTATCAATATCTTGAATTTTCAATAGATACTCTTTATCAAGATCAGCAGCTGTTTGCTGAGCCTTCTGTTCAGCAGCTTGCTTTTGGCGATCGAGTTCTGCCTTTGCCGATTCCTGGTCAATCTCATGTTCACGCTTCAATCGAAGAGCAGCATAAGTTTCAGCTACCTTTTGACGGCCTTCCAGGTTATCTTTCGTGGTACGCAGATATTCATTGTATTTTTTCTTTAGATCGACAAGCTGCTTATCAATTCCATCGTTCTGTACCTCATCTAACGAATCCCAATAATCTTGTTCTTTATCAATTTTATTATCTTGTCGTTCTTGCGCTTTCCTTTCCATTTCTGCTGCTTTCGCGGCTTTTGCAGCTTCTCTCGCTGCTTTTTTAGCGGCCTTCTCGGCTTCTTTATCACCTTTGGTTACTTTCGATCCATCATCCTCTGATCCTGGGATCACCGAAAGGTTTTTTTCAAGATCTGTCTGTATTTTTAAAGTCTCCTGACCGAATCGGAGTTCCTGTACTTCGACAGCCTTGATACGCTTGTCTACGTCATCCTTATAAGCTTTTTCCCAATCACCAGAGAAAAACGTGTCACCGTTTAAGGCTTCCCATCTTTCCTTAAAAGATGCCTTATTAAAACCTCGTTGTTTTGCATCGAGTAGATCCCTTTTTTCAGCAGCAAGGGACTCTAGCTTCGACTGCATAGCGGTTAGAGTAGCTCGTTTAATCAACTCCTGTACGTAATCTTTAACAGCCTTGGTTGCTTTGCCAGCTTTGATTGCTTCATCGTCATAGGCTTTTAGATGATCTGGCATTAATTTTCGTAGTTGGTTGACGGCAACTATACGTTCTTTGTCCGATCGGTTCTTATCGGTAGCAACAGCCAAATTCCGTTCAAGTGCTCCCCGTTCTGCTTCTACAGCATTTTCACCCTGTTTAAGCGCATCATTGTATTTTTCCTGAAACTGAGTAGCTGCACTGACACGTTGCCCCTTGAGGTATAGAGCTGCTGTTAAAGTCGCTATTCCAGCAACAACCAAACCTATAGGATTAGCTAAAAGGGCTGCGTTCCATAACCGTGTGGCAGCTGTGGCGACGGCAGTAGCTTTGGCCTGGGCATATTGGGCAATAGCATTCCAGTTCGCGGCAATCGTCCATCCAGCAATGGCAACGGTAAGGATTCCGATCGCTTTATAGTTTTCGATCAAAAATCCAACAGTAGAAGATAGGATACGAAGGAAAGTCGTTTGAATGTTATTGCCTTCAATTAATATTGGCCAAAGCTTTTCACCTAATTCCCGGCGATATTTTAACGCTTCCTTTTGAGCCATTTCCAAACGTGCAGCTGCTGTCTGATTTTTGATATTGTATTCGTCGGTTATCGAAGTACCATCAGAAAATGCTTTATTGGATAATTCGATCTGTTTCTCCAAAATACCAGCATTGTTGGCCAATGTCCCCAATACACCTACCACACGTCCGGAGTCTTCGCCCAGATCACCCAAAGTAGAGGCAAGCTCGTTTATACCATTTGAATTGGTTTTAACACCTTTCATGACTTTAACGAAAGCGCCCATGAAATCTTCTTCAAGCAGCTTTTTGAAATCCGTAATACTCATACCGGCGTATTTGCTATACGTCTCGGCATCGCTTGCCATCTTGATAAAGAGTTTCGAAAGAGCAGTCGAAGAAACCTCTTCGGTCTGTCCGAGCTGATCGAGCGTGGCACCGAGCCCGAGGATCTGCTCAATGGTGACACCAGCCAAAGGAGCAACGCCGGCCATCCTTCGGGAGAATTCGACCATATAACCCTCATTGGCGGTACTCGCCATACCAAGGGCATTGATAGCAGAACCAACTTTCAAGAAGGCATCTTCAGTTGTGTAGAGATCTTTCAGCTTAAAGATGTCAACCAGCTTACCGATCTTGTTGATCGTCTCTTCAACGTTACCGCCTAGATCCTCATTAAGCGCAACAATGATCTTATTATTGGCTTCGACGAACTCGGTGATCTCACTAATATCGGTATAACCCAATTTACCTGCGATGCGGCTTATGCCAAGCAAGTCATCCTGACTGGTTCGGGTCTGTATCTTTTCAAGCTCACCATTCAATTGCTCAACACCACCTCTGGTCAAGTTGGTTGTTTTCATTACATCGGCAAGGATATCATCAAACTTGAGGTATTCTTCCGAAACAGCTTTAATACCTGTCCATACCGACACTAGGGAAGCACCACCAGCTACAAGAGCACCGATATATCTGGTCAGTTTATCGCCGGCATTCATAATGCCCTGCCCAGCGCCTTCTGCTCCCTGTCTTAATTCATTGAGCCTATTGCGTACCAATTCTATCTGGGACAGGTAGGACTGGTAGTCTTCTGACTTAGGGTTCGATTGTTTACGAAGGGATATCAAACGTTTAAGTGTCTGCTCCAGCTGCTTCTCGTTCTGATCCTCTAACTTAAGTGATTGATTAAGTTCATTCAGTTTACGCTTTGATTCAGCGATAGCAGCATTGTATTTCTCTACCTCAGCACGCAAGGTCTGGTACCTGGAACTATTAGTCTTTCCCTGCTTTTCCAGCTGCTTCATTTCCTCGGTTGCACCCTTAAGGTCTGCTTTGGTGTCACGTAAGGATCTAGCCAGCTTACCGATCTCACTTTGCGCCTTATTACCGTTTACGATAATGTTCAATACAAGATCTTCTGTTGATAGCTTCTTAGCCATTGGCACCTCCGATCTGCCTGATCTGTGCTTTAACCTCATCGGTAAAGTCATTAGCTACCCTAAAGGCAATAGAGTAGTATGCACCGTAAACAAAGCGATTATAAATACGAAGCGATCGAAGTGAGGTGCCAATGCCCGACTTCTTCTTGCGTTCCTGTTTGATGTCTAGGAGCCGGTTATAGGCCGGCACTGTGTAGACAAGCGTACCACCGCTGGCAGGTGTGTCCAGTACTTCGATAGTTCGGTCATCCAATAAGCGTTTGGTATGAAACTTAACCTCTCTGGATATCGCCTTGCCTGCGTTACGCTTCAAACGCTGGCCCTCTTCCTTCAGTACGTTTCGGATAAATGTAGATTCAAGTGACATGCTGTTCGTGTTGATATCCGAAGGTAGATACCCAAACAGGCAGGGGAAAGGACAGGGGGTAAGGCCAAAGAGTCGGTAGTATGGCCTGTAGGTGATGCTTTCATTGATTTTAACAATCGACAAGGTGTTAAATAGGATCGAAAACGGCCTTTAAAGATATTTAAAGGCCGTTTTATAAGGGGTATCGTCATATATCACCCTTTTTTCCTTCGAGTGCAAGTGCATTCCACCCTCAGGGCGGGCTGCTGTCGAACGTGAGTGAGCGAAAAAAGGTGTTTCGTCTTATTGTTGTAATTAGCTAAATATTAGATTATTGCAAATAAACTATTTACTAATGGCTTGATTTTTCGGGGGTTTTACCGACAAACTACATCTTGTAAAGGAAATTATAGTCAAAATATTGGATTTATTTTAATAATTGTTCGAATCTCTTAATGTGCTCAATATCATCGGGTATTCGCGCAGTCATATTTTCATAACTAATAACGCACCCTTTCATAAAAGCTTCTCGATGGTCAAATTCTAGTAAGCCGGAAATAGCATCCGATATAATTTTAGGTGGAATAATTTTATAAAATCTGGTATCTTTTGAAAGTTCTCTTATTTCTTTAAAAAAAGTGTAAATCTTAATCCCATTTGTTTTACCGTCATTAATGTATAGATTACTTTTAATTTTATACAGTTCAGCCCCCAGTATTAATTTGGGGTCTTTATTTATATCTAAATAAGGCACGCCTCCAACCTTATTAATTAGAATCGATATTTGAGGATTTAAAGTATCTAAAATTGAGTTAACAATTTTTTTCGATTCTGTCACTTTACTATCTATATAGGTATAAGTTGTTTCAAAGTCTTTTACAACCATCAAAAATCTGTCTATGGAAATCCAAAAATTATTAAATATATCTCTATCAATATTTTCGGAAATTACAAGATCAAGTATTTTTTGATATCCTAAATTTGCTATTATATGAAAATTGGCTAAATTAAAAACATTTGCAACTACATGTTCTATTTCAAAACTATTAAAGTTACCTTTTTGTTCCATTAAAGTTTTGTATACAAAATGCATCTTGTCTATCATATCTGGAATATTGAGTTTCAATATTTCTTTAGTAGTCAGAAGTTTTTTGTTTTCTTTTTCAGATTCTATTTGTTTTGTCTGTTTGATTTGGGACGACATTACCCAATAGGCTCCAAAAACACCTAGACCTGATCCTATAATAGGCACGAATATATCTTTAAAAATTTCATAACATGAATGTTCCGGTATTTCTATAATCTTATAAGCAGCTTGTAATAAATTAATCATATGGCTAATTTTTTGAATGTCTAATATAGCAAAAAAGCATTCAGATGAATGCTTTTTTATTTAGAGTATTGATACTTCATCTGCCAGCACTGTAGCCAATGCTGTATGCGGATCTTCAATATCTCGAATGGTTAAGATATCTCCTTCTTTCAGCAAACCGGTACTACGTCCATAGATATAAAAATTACGTAGTAAAGCCTCTGGATTATGGCCCGTCTGGATAACTTCCGGAAATGTATAAAAAACACCGGTGTCTGTGGTTTTCAATATCCTATTATTTTTCATTTTATCGATCAACAAAAACAGATTTGCGGCGCTACCTATTTTAACACCTACAGGCTTTTTCTTTAATTTTTTAAGGATTCCCATACTGTAAAGTTAACAAGTAAATTTGATTGAATAACCAATATAACCTCCAAATATATTGTATTCAGGATCAATCTGTAATGATTCAGCATCGATATGCGGAAATCTTTGACAGTAGCTGTTTTCTTTTTTACCAAAGAGGTAATCTTTTAGCTTGATCATCGCTTCGAGCGTATCAGCATATTGCTTGATCTCCTGACCATCGCTACCACCTTCGATCTGTCTAGTGACAATGTATAACAACATTTCATTTATTGTTCTACTTGCATCCACATTTCCATCAAAATGATAAGCGGGATATACGCCTACCAATATCAATCCTACCTTATCTTTTAGCTTTTTTGTGCCCTGTTCGTACGTACTGGCCATCACATAGCTGTTTATTCCTATAGCGGGAACGATATCCACGCAGAGCTGCTTAAATTGGTTTACGTTTATCATTTCTTTTTGTTTATTGCATCCATCTGTTGTTTATGATCATCCTGTTTTTTTAGCAGGTAGAACAATATTTCGTAGAGCGGTGTTTCATTTACTTCAGCTGCTTTGCCGAAAACACCGGACTCGGCCACATCCAGTAAAATTCCATTCCACCCGAGGTTGAGCCCTTTTCGTTTCGATCTGGTTTTTTCTTCAGCCGGGAATAGCGGACTAAAATTTACCTCAACACCGCTTATGTGCAGATCTTCTTCTTTTATGGCCTGTATACAGTTGGTAAACCACATCAGAGTAACTTTTAGCTTCCAATCAGGAACGTATTTAAAAGTTGGATCCCCCCGATATCCTGTCAGTGCTACACGCTGCCCTTTAATTTTTGGCCGATAGAGCAGCTTTATGAATTCGTACAGCGGCTGATCAGTAGGGGATCCGCTTTCCTGGATTTCGGTATATTCATTCATCAATACCAGGGCCTGCTGAAATTCACCGAAGGTCAGATCAGCCAGGAGATCTGCCGGGCCATAACAGCGTTTTATCTCAGGGAAATAATTTATTATCGAATCAAATGTCAAATGATATTGGTCGTCATCTTCCTCAAAAATCCAGTCACAATATGTTTTCGAAAGCCTTGCAATCTCCGAATTTACTTTTTGATTGAGTCCCAATCGCTGTCTGATCCGATAGGATATTCCAAATTTTAAACCCGTGAAATGCTGAAAAGCGATTATCCGGAACATGCCAATGGAAAGCTTACCCGATATCACCTTAAATGCCTTTTTCAAGAGAAAGTAAACCTGCTCAGGCGAACACTCATCCCATCTCGAAGGAATTTCGATCACTATGTTTTTGTCGGGGATCTCGATTGTATTCATACGGCTAGGTACTTAGAAATTTATCTTTAGGATCGTGATTCGGCAGCATCTGGTAATTCAGGTATTCCGGACTATTGCGAAAGCGATAACGCTTGATCTTATCGATCATGGTAAAGGCGTCGGCTTCCATACGCTTGCTAAAATAATCGATCTCCTTTGTAATGGCAGCACGTGATGCATTGACCGTCTGAGACGATGATTTGAGTGTTTTGACAATACCTTCCGGCAATACCTTCGCATTAAGCCGGCGTACAGCTAGGGCGACTGTTGCCAGAGCCTGTGCACGTCGTGCATAATCGAGCAACGTTGCCTGATAGTCCGATAGCGCTTCATTTTCCTGAAACGCATCCAGCAAAATTTTATAATCAGCGCCCAGTACCTCTTTTAAATGCAATGTCTGTACTTCACGAAGCAGTGGAATGGCCATGTAATAGAACCGAGCCGAATTATCGATTGGATAGTATTCACCAAAAACCTTAGTTGAGTTGACAAATAATGATTTCGCTTCTTTTTTCGCGTCACTATCATTCCACTCGGTAAAATCCGATTTATCCAAAAATGAGATCAATCTGTCTACAGCCCGCTGCGCCTTGTTGAGGTGGGCTTCATCGTCCTTATCGAGCATCCATTCCCAGGGAACCGATTCATTTTCCTTGTCTATTTTGATCTTTCGGGTGGACTGATCATGCGAAACTAGGTTTGTCTGATAAAAACGCAAAACAGCCATAATAGCAATAGGACGTTTGACCAGGTGCAACAGTTTATTTTCTTCCTCGCTTGGATCGGTCTTATCCTGGATTTCCTTTGCCTTGTCGATGATATCATCACCTATGATCAATGCCAGATCGTCGGTTTCATCTTCGATATCCTGCATGATCGGATCAAATTCATTCGATGCGTACCAAGATCCGGTCAATTCTTTTAATTCTTCTGTAGTAGTGATCAACATAATGCATTATCTATATTATACGTTATTTGTTACGCGGTTTTTGGGCGATACCTCATCTTCCTTCATGATGATTTTGCGAGCAAACCCCATTTTGATGTGCTTTTTATCAGGCCAGTTGATCGCAATAGCATCATTTAATGCCTGAAAAATAACCTTTTCGGGTTTATTCACATCGGTTAATACATGGAATTTCATGGCGTAAAGCTGTTGGCTGCCGCCACTCAGACCATTTGTGGTGACCAGATTCGCAAGGGTAGGGTGCAATCCCATTCCTGAGGTTGCCGCAGAATCAGCTTTTTCTGATATTTTGACCTGTGCTTCTATAAAATCTTTGATCGATTGTGGAATCGGCTCAACAGACCATTTGCAAAGATTATTGTCAGTATCATAGAAATCGACTGTCTGGATAAACTTGCCTGTATTGGCTTTTCCTGCCAATGTATTAGCGATCCGCTGGAATAGTTCTGTTTTCAGATCTTCAACGCGTTTATCTATCTGGGCATCGGTTTCCTCTGGATATCTATCCTGAAATTTTTGGCGCTTGTCATCCCAATATGCCTGCGGACTATGGATATGATAAGCTGCCGTGATCCCGTTATCGGTCAGGTAATTGATTACATCAGGAATATCGCTTGCCGTCTCCAGCCAGGGAATGGTACCGTAATAGGATGGGATGGAATAAAATGTCCGTGCATAACTGTATAAGTTATGGTAGGTCATTGAAACACGATTTTTGAAAGGCTTCTTTTTATCCAGTACTGGGTAAGTCGCAATACCTGATCGCATGCAGTTGTTTTCAAAATCCCCCACGTAAATCGTATCCACGTTCTCCAGCCTTTTCTCCGGATGCTTTGGCCAGCCTAAGCGAGCCCAGGATGCGGGCACACATTCCAGTTTAAGGATCTTGTTTTTTGTCTTGATCCCCATCGCTTCGATATCGTCCAGCTGATCATCTGAAAGCTTATTTGTACGGTTACGGTACCAGCGAGAAAAAAAGCCCTCACCGTACATAAATTCGGTCAGGATCATATCATGATAGCGGTCAAAATCCCATGACTCCAGCCAGGCTTCAATCTCGGGATCCCGAACCGAAATTCGGACCTCTTGATTGTCGTCGTTGATCTCTTCGGTGTATAGTTTAGGCCCGTCACCATACTGCAATCCTATTTTCCGCTTCAAGATACCCGGACCAATGTTGGACTTATCCATGACGCGTTTGATGATCGTAGGAAGATCGTTATTGTGACCATACGGCACTATTTCTTTACCCATCACGATAGCAGGATCGGACTCCCAGCTATTTGTAAATGAGGCTAGCCTTGTGGAAAAGTTGTCGTCAGTTTTGTAGTTGGATGATATGGTGTATACGTCGCCATCGGCTAAATGGATAGCAACAGCATCTTTTGATATTGGTTTTATTTGAGGTTTATTGTCCATCTTCTGAAGTGGTAAATGTGAGTGATTGTCCGTTTAAAGATTGTAGGCAGCAGTGCCAAAAGTGGCGTGGCTCCATCGTGTCAAGGTTGATATACTCTTCCTGAAGCTCCGCGTATTGGTTATCCTCTACACGCCCGCGCTTTCTGAGTCTGGCATTGTGAACTGTTACGATTCCTGATGTACTGTTACGGGTAATCGAGTAGCTGTAAAAGCTAAAAGAAAACGATCTGTTCAATTTGGACAGTCTCCGCATTTCCGCTATCGCCTCGTAAATAGTCATATAAAAGCACCTTTGATTTGATTCAAAGGTGCTCTTTCTAGATAAGGTGATAAAGGACAGTTCAGGTCGATCTATACCGATGAAGTATCTTCGATATTGGTTGCTTTGGATTTGACTAGGGCACGCCATTCCCGGCGCATGATCAGGTATTTAAAACTATCTGATGGATTGGTCGACTCCATGGGAAGACGATGTATTGGAAGTGATTCCGATGTTTTATTTTTCGTGATCATCTTACCACCAGTTTTCGTCGGCTTTATTTTGGTGCGTGCCAGCTCAAGAGATGCTTTCAATGGTTTGCACTGGTACATGTCGATAAATATCTTTGGCAGCTTTTTATTGTATCCTCCAAAGATGGTCTGCATAAAGATATACTCTTCCTGTTGCGGGATGATACCTTGATTCCTCGAAAGCAGATTTACTTTCCATTTTGTCCGGGTTCTTGTCTTGGTCTTTTCATTGGTAACCCATTCAATCGCATTCTTAAATGCTGTGGCCTGATCGACTCCAGCTTCTTTTTGGTTATTGCCGGCACGGTCATAATAGAGGTTTAGAACCTTTTCTTCGTGTGTGTCGAAGTACTCCCGGAATTCAGCAGCCAAATGGACAATATGCTTTGGTGATAGCACATGCATAAATTTCAATACACGATATTCGTTATTTGGCTTCGGCTGGCCAATGGTCAAAGACATCATGTTTCCAAAGTCCAAACCGCCCTCAATAGCTCTTTTACGGTTTAAGTATGTCAGTTCCCGGCAGTCGGCAACATCAGCTATTCCAAACCTATCGTGCCATTTCGGATCTAGACCGTCCTTATAAAAATGAATGTCTGCGATATTCGCATAAAACCTATCACCAGATTCGAGGGAAGGCTTAAGCGATAGAATGGCTGTATCGACATCACCCAGATCACTGGCTACGGCATCGGCAAACCAATTTGGGGTAAGGATATCCACATTGACCAGGGAAGATGCGATAAAGAATAAGGTGCTGCCATCCTTATGCATACGGGCCATACGCCAACGTTCTTTCCATCGCTCCTCTGTACGCAGCTTTTTGGCTGTTTCTTCCAGATCATTCCGCTGCTGATAATAGATCCTTTCTTGAATAGCTTCATTCAGTACAAAAGCAGCTTTCAATACCCGTAATATTCCCCACTTGCGCATCTTATTAACCTGCTTCAAGATCCAGTCATACTCTCCAATATTCGCTGTATTGGGCATATCCGTTGTAAATGTGTGACCGAGGTAGAAAGGTGATTTACCATACTTTATGATATACCCCCTCAAGGCTTTCATCAGGTTGGCGATCTTATGCTCAGGGAAATATTTTACCTCATCACCAATCACGTGCACGTATGATCTACCCGCCAAACTGGCGGGACGATCCAATGATCCAAACGTAACGTTTAATCCCGTATACCAGATCATAGTATGCTTGTAAGTGACCAGCCTGTTATATGGTTTCCAAAAGTGCTCTCTTAATTCTGGTGGCAGATCTTCTTTCTCCGCTTCTGAAAATTCAGGTGGCTGTTTTCCAATGACATAATGGATCCCTTCTCTGTAGCCTTTGCGTTCGAGTCCCTCCAATACCGAAGGCAGCACATTTTTCTGTAAATTGGAATACGTGTCAGATACCCATACAATAGGTGCTCCGGGCATATCCTCAGCAATGGCTATCAGTCGTTCAACAACGATCTCGGTTGTTTTGGCTGATCCGCGTCCCAATATCATGTACAGGAATTTCGGCAGGATCATCAGTGCCATCTGGGCAAGCCAGTTCATAAAAGCGATAGCGGTATCGACGGTCTTTTTTATTTTTGGTCTCCAAGCCATGGGATAGGGGTATTATTTTTTAAAATCTTCTTCGATGATATCAAACTTGTCAAGCAGCTTGATCGGTTCCAGCATTGCATCCTGACGTAAATTCGATTTGACAGACTCGGGTTGATCGAGTGCGTCGATCTCTGCGGCGAGATCATTCCGGTTGATAGGAGGAAGCCCCACTAATTCCGTATTGAGCGTGAATACTTTGACAGGAGGCAGGTACATTTCTTTTGGAAGCTTGTTGACATCTGGCTTGTCCAGTTCCAGAAGTGTTGCAGCCTGTTTGGTCAGGTTTCCATACACTTCATAATCCCTTGAAGATTCTGCGTTTTGAGCAACTACGTTTGCTGCCATCTCCAAGCGTTCGGCATACTTATGGCGGAGGGCTTTTTTATTGATGTTACGATCGCCATAGAACAGGTTTACCGCTTCATCATACATCTGCGATGCACGCTGATGCTTTAGTCCGAAGTTTTTGACAAAGAAATCAACAGTAGCACGACGGCCATAAATGCTATCCATGTCACGGATAAAGATCAACGCATCGATGTAGAGCTGCTCTTCGACACTGATATCAGCGATCGCTTTACCTGCCTGGATGTAATCGTTTAATTTTTCCAGGATATGGCGATGTTCGAACGTTCCGAAGATATCCATCTTGGATATTTTGAACGCCCGGCTGCGCTTGATTTCGTGGATCTGCTTTTGGGCAGGCACGTCTCCGGATAAAGCGACATTGTACAGGGCCATACGTTCGTCCATATCCTGTTTGAGCTTGCCAGCTTCCAGACGTTCTGCCAGAAAGGAGTTGCCGTCTTCAGCGACTTGTCTGAAGACGGTTTTGTTGATACCGAAATATGTGGCGATCTTATCATTGGAATACCCCAGGGCGGAGAGGGTTTCCAATTTGTCCCACTCTTCATCCGATAGGTTAAGATTAGCGTGTCTTATGGGTCTGTTTTCCTCCATAAAACAAAAATGCCACTAACATAGCGGCAGGGAAAGGACGGAAATTTATGCTAGCAGCCGGTTAACTTCAGCCAGTTGCATCTGGAGCTCTTTTATTTTTTCGTTGCGCTGCCGGACAAGATCGTCGCGTTTTTCTTTTTTCAGTTTTGCTTTAGTCCTCCAGAGATTGTTCTCAAGATTTTTCTTTTTCTTAAAAAGCTCTATTGTGTTGAGATTCCGAAGATCTTTGATCCGCTTGATCTGTGCAAATATCGGGTGTTCCCCGAGCGTGGTTTTCGATTTTTTGTAGTGCTGTAATTCCTGGTATATCTTATGATTGTCCACGAAGTTTGTCACCAGGATACGCAGTTGATTACATAGCTCATTTTCTTGGGCATCTGATAACGACTCGTAAGCTTTTACACAATTGGAATAAATGGTGATCTTATCAGATATCAACAGTTTTAATTCGGGCGGGCATTCGGGATCAGCCAGAAATGGCCACTGTGTGCGTACGCGAAATTGTTCCTTGCGATTTGACTCCTGAGTCTTTGCAATAACTTCCGCTTTGGATTCGATATGAGCTTTGTTCACCTGAAAATCATGTGGTATATCAGCCTTTTTAAATAAAGCCGTTTTTATAAGCTGTACATGTCTTTCAGGATTCTTTGACACAATGTTTGCGATGGACTTATTCGGGTCGGTGTAGTCCATAAATAAGCGAAGGCCGACCGTTGGGTCGGCTCCGCCTAATAACCAATTATAAACTAAAGATGAAAGCATCGTTAATCCTCCAAAACACACCAGTCCTCAGCCTGCATATCTGTTTGAGACGCTAGCCAACCATTGACGATATCTCCAGTTGCTGAATACATACAGAAGTAAGGTGTAAATTCGATATCTCTGTCCTGATCGATCAGGTATTTTTTGACAGCATCTGGCAGCGATTTTACATTGGGTAAAAAGTTCTTACTCAATATATCACCAGGTCGCTGAAATATAAACATGCCTTTGCAGTTCCAACCTTGACGAGCAACTCGCTTACCTTGTTTTAAAGCTTCTACAGCTTGACCAAAATTTAAATTCCTATTCATTGTATTGATTTTTATCCGTTCCAGAATCTAGTGCGACCTGTATCGATGTGAACAAATGATTTGTAGTATCCAATGCCTCCGGATTTTTTATTTTCCGTAATGACTTTTTTCCAGCCTGCAAGATTGCCATTGATTGGATAGGTGTCCAGGGCGTTACCCAAAATGTGCTGACTGGAAGTTGCTCCATTGACTGATCGGTTGTATTCCGGAGATCGATAGCTGCTGGATATCCCAATAGCAGATCCGAAGATATCGCGCAGATCCTGAACTTCTGCGATGATGTTAGCGTTTATCCGGGTAAATGAGTTCTTGGTATTTTTCGTCAGGAATTCATGCAGACGAAAATTGGTGGTGATCTGAACGTCCGGTGTATTCTTATTGAACTCTAAATAATCACCATCCGTTTTAATACCACAGGCTAGGGCAAGCGCTAGAATGCCGGTAACCAATATTTTTTTATTGCTCATATCGGGAAGGTTGAGGGAATACTTTTGCAATAACATTTTTGACCGATAGCCAGCCTTTGCTATTGCAGTTAATAAATTTCCGTTGCTGGAAAATATCCCACATCATAGCAGGCTCAACGCTGTCACGGTACACAGAGGCAAGCACACTATCTTTGATATTGCCTGTAATCTGAATTGGACGTGCATCAGGGAACCGGTAGTTAAAATACAATGATGTCAGCAGAAACCCTTTTTCAGTGGCATTGAATTTCTCAATGACTTCAGCCAGTATTTCCGCATTCACAAACATGGGCGTATGTGTGCCATAATGATGTGTGGATAATCCTTCTTTTGCCAATGCTTGTTTAGTGCGTAAGGAATTTTCACAAAATAGCGATGTTCCTTTGGCGTGATCTTCCAGATCGCCAAAGGCTTTCAGTACCTGGATATCGATCAAAGAAGTAGGGCCGGCTAGATAGATGTCATCATTGGTCAAGATGAAATCGCTAGTCACTTCTCCTGAAGCAATCAGCGTCAAAATTTTATGAGTGACATCTGCCTGAGGGTTTCTAACTTCAGCAGGCGCTGCGCAATTGCAGTCCTCCAAAATCAATACTGGATCCAGTGGAACGTGCGTGATTTCTGGAGAAAACCAGTCTTCTCTGTCACCGACAATAATGATCCGATGATCAGCAAGGAAATGATCCGCCCAGGAGCGCAACGCATAACGTAGCTCTTCTCCAGCTGCTTCTGATTTAAGATAGGGAATTACGACTGCGATAGGTTGCTGCCCATCGGTTTGAATAATAGGAGTCGAATTATTTTCTTCGCCTTTAGGATCTTTAGAGGCTTGATCGCTTTCATTAACACTATCTCTATATTCTACACCCTTTGCTGTGAGAGACACAGATTTGTCTTCATTACGTAATAGAAGATCTTTGCTGATCAGTGAATTTAATACGGCATTTACTGATCCAACAGACAGCTCTGATTGCTCAGCGATAGCGCTGGCAATCAATACCCCAGCAATGACCAGGGCTAAAACTTTGCTTTCTTTTTCTGATAAGTTCATTGGTTTATTGTATTGAGTGCCGGTAGGTTACCGGCACTTGGTTTACTGATTTGTTTTACACTCCAGCTCCGCCCGAACCGGTAGATCCTGACGGATCATTCCAGGGTTGATTTGGAATAGCTGTGCCTTTATAGAAGCCGGCACGAAGGATTGACCGTACACGTTGGGCCATTGTGACCGTGGTCTTTGCGCCGTCGTTGTTGTCCTGACCAGCTGGAGATAAGTAGATAGGATTACACTTCCATCCGATCACGCGGGTACCCTCTCCGGAGCAGTCGTTTGAAAGTCCGATAAAAGGTTTACCGAGAAATTTTTGGAAGAATAATTCTGAATCAGCCTGAACACCTGGGTGTTCAAATACCAATTTTTGAACAACGCCCTCAGCGTCTGGATCCCCTTCGATATCATTGGCGATATCAATGGTCTCAGCTGTGACCTCCAATGCAATGGCCTTTGCGTCGGGCTTTAATACGATGTTACCGGTAACAACGACATCATCTTGTGAACGTGCAGGCCATGTTGCGATATCATCATAATGAACAAGCTGGATAACACCTTCTTTGGCTATTGGAGCTGCTGATTTTTTTCGCAGTGAAACTTTAATTGCCATATTATTTTTGTTAGTTGATTGTGAATGGATAAAAGGGGCCGAAGCCCCTTAAGTGATTTTGGTTGATAGTTATACGCCACCGCCTGCAGATCCTGATCCCTCAGAATCAGCTGCCGGTAATGTGCCGTCAGGGAATTCTGCATCTGGTTTTAATCCTGCTTGTGGATCATAATTGTCGGGTACATAGGTGAAAACAGCTTCAGCAATTGCAAATCCTGCCGATAACCAGAACTCACCAACAATATCAAGATTGTAGTGACCTTCAACTACTTTGTTGATAATATTTGGCGCTTCGTTAATGTGACGAAGCTTCACCATATTACCTGGAACCGTTGCGATAAGGATTGGAGAGTTACCCATGCCGTCAAGATGAACAATTTCCATCTCCACGTAATCGACTTCTGCGTTTGGATTCATTCCGCCAACTTGCTTCGTGCCCCCGCCGTAAACATTTTCATAGGCACGTTGATAACGTTTTTTAACGAATTTTGAAGCCATGATCATTCTGATCTTGAGCTTGTCATCGACAAAGTCCGCGAATTCTTCGACAAATTTTACTACCTCCGCATCAGTAGCTGTTACCCAGTTGATTGTTTTTGGGAAGAAGTTAATTCGTGTGCCAGCTTTGGCTTTTTCTTTAATCAATAGAGTTTCGATTCCATCCATTGAATCTTCAGCCGGCGTTGCTTCATCATCTGTCGATTCTACATATTTACCTTTGAAGATCATGCGAAGTTCGATATCATCCAAGATTCTAGGCAAGATCAACTCATTGATGATGTATTTAGAAATCGGCATCTGACTAGGTGTCAATGATTCGTCATACAAATGGAACATGTAGCTGTCTACCACATCTGATGGATAGATCGGAACGTTGATTTTATGGCGGAAATTTGGAATCTTCAAGGGCGTGAATTTAGCATTGCCCTTTGGTGTCCATTTCGGTTTGAACTGCTGAACAACAGAATTGATCATTGATTGGACAGCACGGTATTCAGTCGTTGCTGGTACGGATTTAAAATACTTTTGAGATGTAAAACCGTTAAATATCTGTTTAATGATATCAAGGTTATTAACGCCCTGTGAAAGGTAAGTGCCAAATTCTCTTCGTAAATCCGATACCTCAATTGAACCTTTTCCAGTTGGAGCTACACCTGTACGCGTATAAGCGATTGCACGAGAATAATGTGAAGCTGTAGTATTCACCTTCAATGGCTTAGATGCTTGTTGACCTAAATCGTCCAAGTTTTCGGAATTAGGTAAATCTTCCGGAGTGTCCAATAATGTCGCGATCGTTTGTCGATTGTTATTGTTCTCAGCTTTCAATCGGTCGTTTTCTGCTTTTAGAGCCTCGAACTGAGCTGAGATATTAGCAGTGGCCTGATTAGCTTCAGCAGTGAAAAACTCTTTCATGGCAGCATGAATAGATTGTGATTTGGTCTCCGGATCTTCGGCAGACAAGCCCTCTTTGAAAGCTGCAAGCGCATTTTCTCCGAATACTGTTTTTAAGGTAGCTTCTTGATCCTCAGATAGTGTATTATCTGCCAAAGTTGTTACCCCAATCGCCTTTAAGAAAATAGCTTTGATTTTTTTAAAATTCATAGTTAAGTGATTTAGGATGAAAAAATTATTTGTGATTGGTCCAGAATTGGACATTGACGTAGTCGATAGCTGCCTTAAGTCCGCCCAGCTGATCAGCCAGACCAAGGGCAATAGATTTCTCTGCATCGAATGTTGCGCCGGAGAGTACGCCCTGCGTTTCATATTTAAGGTTAGGTCGACCGGCTTTTACAGCAGCATGGAATTTATCTGCAAGAGGATTGAGCATCTCCTTGCGGATCAGATCATATTCTCCCTTTAAAAATTCCTGGAAAGGTTTGTTTTTATCTGGCGACTGATCTGCATATACCTCATGATATTTAGCACCTTCTTTCTCGTAATAGGGAATAGGATCCAAATAAGAGATCATGACGCCAATAGATCCTGTACCCGATACGGTATCATTGTCTAAGAAAATACGATCAGTGGCTGCAGCTGTCCAGTACCCGGCAGAATAGGCTGAATCAATAGTGGACACAATAGGTTTATTGAGCGATTTCGTATAGTTGATCGCATCTAATAGCGGGGGAACAGCATTGCAGGCACCGCCTCCAGTATCGATATCCAGGACGATACCAGATACATTTTCTTTGGCAGCAAAGTGTCGAATGTAATGGGCGATCTCATCCATGCCGTATGTGCACATGGTGCCATACTTTAGCATTACACCTTTGACTGGCAACACCACAACACGTTTCTGCTCCGTATCAACTTCAGCTGTCACCTCGTCATCGGACCCGGCAGAGAAAGCACGGATATCAATTTCTTTAAGTTCCTGGATCTGATTGGAGAAAACGCCATTGTTAGCTATGATACCTTTGGCCTGTGACAACAGACCTTGTGCCTCTGTAGGCGATATCATGAAATGGCCTTTGAGTATGGTGGATAATAAATGGAATTGCCAATTGCCCGCTAGTTTCCTTTGCATAATTCTTATGATTTGATGCAAAGGTGTCGAAGCAGGCTAGGCTAGGAAAGGACGTTTTGAGGGGTGTTATCTACTCTGTTGGAAAGAGTTTTTTTAATGAATTCCAAGTTTTTCTTTGCTCTATTTGTTGAAGAGACAGAACTATGTCATTTGGTATTATTTCTCCTGTATGCTTATGTTTATAGAGCATTCGATAACTGTAAAGTCCATATCGCTCACGAATTATCACGAAGTTAGATAGATGGTAATAAGCTACCATATTTCTAGAATAACCTTTTCTATACCGTCTTTTTTTCATTTAGTGGTGGTGTTACTGAATTATGCGATATGTTTATCGTGCTAAGGAATAGCGTATTATTGTCACTAATATCAACTGGAATATCAGGCGATCCGACAATTATGTTAGTGCCATGACAAAAGTTTATTCTGATGATGATAAGATCAGGCAGGATGACTTGTTCTTTTAACCGCGCACTGATTGTTGTCGTATGCAGTCTTCCTGATTTATCGGTTTTACCAGAGCTCGTATATTCTCCGGAAGTTACATGCATAGGCAAGTCTGACCAGCCGTTCAAGGGCTGTACTGTAATGTTGTTGTCTATAGGTATCCAGCGCACGATCTGATCAGCTGGAGCGTATTGTATGGATTCGATCAATTTCATAGGGCGTCTTGATATTCGTTTATAACTTTTTTGATTGCTGCATTTTGGATCCGCACGCGTTTGGCTAGCCGTTCGTACAATTGTTTGATCTGTTTTTCTTCTGATCTGTACTGCCTTTTCTTCAGCTGCTCCGGATCTCCGATCTTTGAAACCAGCTTTCTGGACAGTATGTAGGTTTGTATAACATCCTTTTGCTTCATCTTTAAGGCCATTCCATTATAGTAAAATTGGATCCAGTCGTTTTCAAATGTTGCCGTGATGTAATCTTCGATCTTTTGCTGGTCGTCAATAGAGATATAGCAGAATCGTTGGAATAACCCTGGCATGGCCGATGTTTTAGGCAGTTTAAAAATGACTGATTTTTCCGGATCAAATTTCTGCTCAATAGGGAAGTCTGAATACTTGACCATTGAGCAAATAAACTTTCCAACCTTAGTGTCTCTGAAAATACTGAACGCATCATTTTCATAAGCAAAAAGGTAATGTAAGTAGTCGCGCAGGATATCTTTTTTGATATGGCAAAAAACATTCATAAATACTTCGAAATTGGTACAATCAAAGATACTTATTTTTCCGCTTGGATCGGAATTTAATGTATTGGTTTTTAGTATAATTATAGCGTTTTATTTAAACAGATTATTCCGATTTTTTATAGCAGATTTAATACATATTTTTCCTCTTAGATCGGAATTGTATGTGATAAAATATTACCAAATAAAAATCGGATCATGTTGACAACTTTGCAACGGGTACCTGAAAAATCGCATAGTTTTCTGTAATTCTGTAAACCTGTAATTTTAATCTGATATACAGTAAGTTATGTTGAAACATTTAGCCATATTTATGGTTACAATTTTTTTTTGAATTTGTAATCTTTAAAATAGAGCTGTGGTGATTACATTTTTTTGTAATATCTCCTTTTTATGTTACATTTTTTTGTAATCACTTAATTTTCTGTAGATCACTCCTTTATCTTATTGTTTTTTATTTGTTTACAGAATTACAAAAATTTTAAGGTTAAAAGAGTTAAAGGGTAAAAGGGAAAAGCCGGAGCGGCAGCGGGATATAAAAAGGTGCAGCCGGCCTTTGGGGCCAGCTGCTATTTTGCGCTGCTACGCGAGCGCTGGAAATTCAACCAATGAAAGGCGGGGAGTGGAGGTTAAAGGCGGCCGAGAAGAGTGCTAATTATTGTCAGCATCTCAGCTGTCGAAAGTGTGGATCTCTCGACGCGTCCATGAGTCATGGAAAGGAATATCTGCTCGACCTTGTCACGTATAGCCATGTGCTTATCGTTGGAATGATTGAGCAACTCAATAATGGATTCCTTTGGCAAATAATTCATCTCATCTTTTAAAATGTTAGTTTCTTCCATAGCATAAATCTTTTGTTTTGTAATAATACTAAAAATATTAGTATTATACCAAATGAAAATATAGTTTTGTGATTATGAAGATAAATAAAGAGCCGCCAGTTGAGTATGTAGATCACATGAGACGATCAGCTTTACTAGCTTCTCAGGAAGTCGGTATTGAGGCTGGTGTTAGGATTCTCACTGAAGGTTTAAAGCAATGGCCCAAGGAACTAGAGGATTCCATCAGATGGGTTGTTCTGGAACGGAAGAGGTTAAAGGAAGTTTAAAAAAGTAACGCCTAGATCTATAGTAGGCGTTACTTTTTTAATTTTATTGTTAATCATCCTGGCTATCTCTGTTAAGATCTGGCAAAATTCCCAGATACCAATGTGTCCCATCAGGATATGTGGCGACAGTCATATATGTATATCGTTCTTTGTTTTCTCCATCATCAAACGAACCTGCTGCCTCGCCTTGTTGATCGATGTAATACCCATCCGAAATGTGACCTACATAGTTTGATGCTACATAACCATGTGAAATATGATGGCAAAGATCTTCATCGATTTCTACAGGTTTAGCCCCTAGATATTCCTCTAGCTCTAATTCCTCAATTTTTTCAAATTCTTTTAGTGTTTTCATAATTATCTTTTTTTTAATTAAAATATCTCAATAGTTCTTTTCCAGCCCATTCGCCCATATGTACAGGTACTGCATTGCCAAAATGCACATAGTTCTTTTTGATATCAGATCCATCCTTGTTTTTTGGGAAAATGAATTCGTCCGGGAAACCTTGGAGCCTTGCCCATTCTCGTACAGTGAACGGTCGTATGCCGTGTTTTGAGTACTTATCGACTACAAGCCTCGTTCCTTGGTCTTTGGCGTAATGAGCAACACAAGTAGGGGCATATGCATTCGGGATGTTCGGATCTACGATAATGGGTTTATCTCTGTATTTGCCCTGAATCCTCGCAAATACATTATTTGGAATATCGATCAAAGGATCCTTTTCGATTAGAGATGCTAACGCTATTTGCTTGGTACCTTTTGGGGGTCTAGGATCAAAGTTTCTTTTTGTTCCAAATATTATTACTCTGTCACGTCTTTGCGGTAACCATGATCTTGTATCAACGGGACAAAATACATGTACATAATATCCAGGTAATTTTGTCATCGCTTCCATAACCACTTTGAATTTTAACATACCGGGGACATTCTCCAATAAGAATGCTTCAGGCTGTCCCAATACGAAATGTCTAAATGCATGTAGATATAGGTCTTCACCAGTTCGAGTTCCGTGAATATCTCCAATAGTGGAATACTTCTGACACGGATAAGTTGCCGCCATAATATCTGCCTGCTCCTGATCAAGAACTGTGGCCTGAGTTATATCCTGATGAATAATATTATGATCGCCGAATAGATGACGATTCATTTCCATTATTCTGACAGCTCCTCTATCTAGTTCCAATGAAGTTTGAAGTTTCAGTCCTGCTCTTACAAGTCCTAAGTCTAATCCTCCAATACTTGAAAAATATGAATTTACTGTTGGTATATACATTTCAATATTTTATAATTCCTGAATTTTAACACTACTGTTTAGATGTTTGCGAACTTCCAGGTAACTAAGCCCGGTCATGTTTGACAAAAGTCCGATGAGTTTATTGCGCTGGGTTTTTCCGAGTTTAAAAACCGGTACTTTATCTATACCTCGCTGCAAGTTTTTAATACAGATCTGTTGGTTGGCTACCAACTGAGATTTCTCAGATAATTCCTTTTCCAAATTTCTAATTTCATATTGAAGGTTAATTTGATCCTCGCACCATGTGCCAAACTCCATTTCCATGGCGATCGAAAATAGGTCTATTGCATGTTTAAAACCCTTGTTATAATCATCTGTGAAATTTGATTTGGAATGAAAGAATGTGATTCGTCCTAGAATCAGCTTCAATTTTTGCTTTATGTTCATGTTTGGAGTTGTTTTAACTAAATAAATGCATGTCATTTTCTTCAATGATTGTGGTGTGAAAAGGGAATCCCTCCTTTGGGACTTGTAGAATCTGTTCTTTTAGTCTCTTTGATCCGGAGAATATAACCCTCTTTTGACCGTCCACTTCGATCTGTACTGCGATACGTTCGCCTTCATAGTAAATTGATGGGTCAAGTTTGAACGCATGTACGATTATTGGTCGATTTAAAATCTTGGTAACTTTTATTTTCTCCCCGATGAAGCTTTCCACATTTACGGTTATATTGAAGTCGCTGAATTTTTTCATTTAAAATTTTTCGTTCTAGATTCCGGCAATTGGCATGCTTTGTCCAGCCGAGGTAACTTGCGATGCTGGATCGGGGCTTTCCCGATTTGACCGCTTTAACGAAATTCTTCTTTATGGTTTTACGGATCAGGATATACTTTGAAAAATGTACGTAACCTAGAAAATCTATGCCGCGGGAATCTATAGGAAATACTTGGTAGTTGCCCTTGACCTTAAGCTTCAAATTCGTCTCAAGATATTCCGAGATATCTGCACGCAATTGATGCAGTGCTTGCTTGTCTGGGGCCAATATCACAATGTCGTCAGCATATCTAAAATAATAGCGTACGCCTTTAACTTCTTTTAGCCAGTGATCAAGCCCTGTCAGATAAAAATTAGCCAGATACTGGCTTAAATAGTTCCCTATGGGTAGGCCGTCAGCGCTATCTATAATCTCATCCAGCAGCCACAGCAGATCCTCGTCTTTGAATTTCCGCCTAAGCTTTGATTTGAGGATATCGTGGTCAACGCTTGGATAAAACTTGGTAATATCAAGCTTTAGGCAGTATTTGCTGTACGTAGTATCTTTTAATGCTTTAGTTAATCTTCTGGATGCCTTATGCAATCCCATTCCTTTGATGCAGCTATATGAGTCCGTCGTGAATGACCGAACGAATATTGGTTCCAAAATATTCATGATCGCATGGTGAGCAATCCTGTCCGGAAAATAGGGGAGTCGGTACACTTCTCTTTCCTTTGGCTCATAAACTTTAAACACCTGATATCTGGATGTTCGATAGGTCTTATCCATCAGCATCCGTTGAAGCTTTAGAAGATTCATTTGCTGATCAGCCCGGTGCATGATCACTCCATAAGTTTTCGTTTTACCATTACCGGCGAGTTGGTCTGCCAATTCCAGATTAAAAATGCTGTAAATTTGCTCGTATAAATTGTTTATTCTCTTCATGCCTCTGTTTTAGTTGGTCATCTTCACCTATGTCGGTTACCAATGACCGTTTAAACCTTTGTTTTTTGCCATGATGGCAGGGTGCCCATCTCAATATCTTTCCTTACAGTTTCGGGAGCTGACATTCGAATTCGAGTTATCGTAGTTGTAGTCGTTAAACGAGAACCTGGAGGCCGAACCGACTCAGCAGCTAAGATGGGCCACCTTATTTTCTTTAGTCGATCACGTAGATGTCTCTGTATAAATCATAGTGTGTCTTAGCGACATACTCCAGCGCTTTTCTCGTTGGGAATACGAGGCGGGAGCCGACAGTCGAACCCGAGCGATCGCAGCTGTAGTCGAGAAACGAGAACCCGGAGGCCGAACCGACCGATTCACCATTTGAAGACATTTTCCACCAGGCGAAAAACTTTTCTTGCGTCCAGTCATTCCAGTCTATTTTTTTTCCTTCTTTTTTCCATGCAGCTGCACTGATCACCGACAGTTTAAACAATGCTACAGGAGCCTTTTGCATTGACTCAGGTAGGTGCGATACGATTGGAAGTTGTGCCGGATCTAGTCCGATCGTTTTGGCTGCTGCCTCGAATGTTGCTAAATGTTTCATGCTATTTTTTATTTTTAAGATTTAACCATTAATGTGTTGATCGTACAATCCGATGAACTGTTTACCTGCGTATTCTGCTATCTCTCTTGATTTGTAAGCGAGGCGGGAGCCGACACTCGAATCCGAGTGACCGTAGCCGCAGTCGCGAAACGAGAACCCGGAGGCCGAACCGACCGAATTGAAATAAGGGAAGTATTTGTATTCATCTTCATCCTTGTAATCCATATGCTCACCACCATTAAGAGCCCGTACCACAACTTTCAATTGCTCGTAAGCATTTGTATCTGGAGTAAGATTCTTTATTCCATCAAGGAAGATAACAAGGTCAATACCTAAAGCTGCGCAAGCATCATCAATCGTTTTGATGTCTTTGTAAGAGTTGAATATTTTAGGTTCAACGCTAGAAGATGTTTGATTTTCAATGGCCAGATCATTTGCGTTAAGATATCTGTCATAGATATCAGCAAACTGTTTACCCAGATATTCTGCTTTTTCTGCACTCTCAACACAGAGGCGGGAGCCGACACACGAACGCGAGTGACCGTAGCCGCAGTCGTCAAACGAGAACCCGGAGGCCGAACGTTTCGAATAAAATAATGGAAAGTACCATTTGTCTCCCTGGTTATGACCCAAAATGTTACCCTGACGAACAGCTAATACAATAACCTCAAGTTCTTTACCTGCCTTTTGTGCATCATCATCAAACTGTGTGCGATGATTGAATTGATCGATAGTTTCGCCGACGTAATCCAATGCGTCCTGCAATGTTTTGATGTTGGTGAAATGAGACGTTTGCTTTTTAGCGTGTGCTAATTGATCAGGTGTTAGTTCGATAACAGCTGATTTTCCGTTAAATTGAATTGTTGCTTTCATTTTTTCTTTATTGTTTTTTGTTGAGTGAGAAAAATATTATTGTCTTCATCGATGCGGAATTTTGATCCACAGCAGCTGCATTTAACTTTGGCAAATAGTTCCTCGAGTTCTATGGCGTAGTATCCATTTTCTAGGTTGGGACTATTTGTGAGCTCTATTGTAGATCCGCATTTGAAGCAGGGGAATTCGATGTGTATCGATGCCTTTATTTCTACGTCGTACAATTGCACGCCATTGTCAATCGACTCCTGGAGGAACTTGTTCCGCTTGATTACCAGTTCGCAATCTTTGGGATCATTCAGATCTATCGGGTTTCCCCTGCCATTTAATTGATATGGAGGAAGCCTCCTTTCTATTTTCTTGTTCATTTTTGTGGTTTAGAAATTTTGAAATGATATTACTAGCTGTCGCCTGCGAAATATTATACCGCTGGCCTAACTGATAAAGAGTAAGTCCTTCTGACAGCCAGTCCTGGTAAACTTTCTTTTTCTCTCTATCAGTTAGCCATGTCATGGTTATTTTGAATTGATTACTTGATACACATGACATACCTTAGTGATCTGATCAGCCACATCTTCTCTAGATATATGTGTAGTGTTATCATCAGTCGGGTCGATCAAGTTTACTGTTGACCATAGGTAAGTCCGGACATCGCGCTCGTTTGAATAGTGCCAATAAGCTTCCTGCTCCAACTCATCGTAGGCGTGCTTAAGAACCGAGAGATCAAAAGCCGGAGATTTGGCCCATACATGCCTATCTGTGTAGCAATACTTATCGAAATATCTTCTCAGTTCGATAAGGGCTTCCCATAAGGGCATGTTGCCCCCGAACGCTTCCTCTTTGGCTTCCTCGGATTGGTTGCCCCACCATAGCATTGTATCAACAGATATTGTCCGCCCTTCGTGGATCTGCCTTTCATAGTTAAGTGTTGCATAGAAGGTGTCTGGACTTACTTCGCCAGTCTCAATATTGAATGCTTGAGCAGCGATGCTGGCAATTGCTGTTGAATTTTTGGTGTCCAATGTTTCCAAGTCTATCATGATGTCCGTAAAGCGGCCGTCTAGCAGTCTTTCCGGGAAGTTGTTTTCTAAATTGTTCATGTTAATTTTTTAAGTGCCATATGGCAGGTAATCAATATTTCTAGTTCTGTACAGTTCTTCAAGTTCATCGACCGATATCGTCTTCATTTCTTCGGATCCGTCCTGGACGAATCCAGCCGCTGTCTGAGGTTCATTGCTTGAGTTGAAGAGGATCAAACCCTCGTCGATACAGATCTCATTGCACTGTCCCTCAATTGCATTTCCGAATACGATCTTTCGGATGGTGAACTTTTTATTGTTGTAGTCAACGAACCGGCAACCTAATGGCCACCGGATCGACCTTTTGCCCAGTGTCATGGTTCCTTGATTTCTCTGACCGATACCGACCTGACACGAACATCTGTCTTGAATACTTCCAGTGGCCAGTTATTAGCCTTGATCAGCCGGGGTATATCCTGCTTTAATTGATCTAGACTATTCATAGATCTGAATTCAATCCCGCCCATATATGGACGTGGTTCATATATTCCCTGAAGGGATGCAGCCAGCTGCTGCAACGGTGTTAGTTCTTTGTTTACTCCCATGGTAATTTTTTCTTTTCGTCGGGTTGAGGCACTTCAATGCTCTCTGCTGACGGGTCATATATTCTGTTATTAATTGTTGACATGTCGGATCTCAGATAGATCATGGTCTGGGTTTTTTTTCTCCCGGTATTGATCCACCGCCTTTCGCGCGTGTCGTATCTGAACTCATTGATATTTTTGGTTAACCGGCCATCTTTATTTTGCTCTGATTTTGGATTGAATTCGTAGCCCTTAAGCCGTGCAAACTGTTTCATCTTTATTCCAAAACCGTGTGCTTTCAAAGTTTTGACTCCTGACTCTGAGATGTAATCCTCAAGGGCATATTGAAGTGGCATGAAACAATCCATACGTCCTGACTCTTCCGAGAAAAATACTTCAGCCCAGCCGAGGAAATTCAATCCAAGTAAGTTGACCATCGTCCGGTCAGTAATATTTGCCATAGGAGCTTTTATAGCTTCATGCGGCCAGGATAAATAGAGTTGGCAGCATTGGGCCATAAAGTTCATGGACAGGTTCCATTCCTCTTCGGTATAGTCAACCTTGAACATCTGTTTGCCAAAATCATCAATAGGCTGTCGGGTTTCGTTGAAAGTCTTTTTTTCCGCATCAAAATGGTAGTAGTTAGAGAAGCCAGCAAAAAACACCCGTGCCTTTGCTGATGCGCTGTCATCATCTAGAGCAAAATTTGTCGTAATACTTAGTTTTGGTGCAAGATCAAAAGGTATGGTTACCCGCTTGGTTCCTTTAGGATTCATTTTAAGGTCACCGGTAGTCAACGAGAAAGTACGTTTGATTGGAAAATCTTTCGTCGCATCATCGACTAGGATCATATCTGTATCGATTGTCACTTCCTCGAACACGTGATTATCCTTAAATAGATTTTCGTCCTTACCGTCCAATATCAATAGGTTCTTTACCGTACCAAGTGCTTTGACGAAAAGTGATTTTCCAGATCTACCATTTGAGTCATCATTTTCATGATTGGGAGTATCATCCATTGGATATGGAACCCATGCTCTCGAATCATTTTTGAACCGGTGCATCATGTATCCAAATAGATAGATCTTGTTGCAGAGGTGGTGAATCTGATCCTGACGTTCTTCAGGAGTGAGGTTCGGCCCAAACACGGTGAACTTATTTTCCTGCTTGTATTTTTCCTTTTCTTCTTCGCTAAGACCTTCAAGGTTCGTCTCCAATTCTTTGCGCCAGTGTACGCGTGACCCCTGCATCAGGAAGCGGAAAAACATGTCCCTGTCGTCTAATACCTGCAAGTCATATAGTCCATCCTCTGTCAAACTTATGTTGAACATAGGAGGTAGCAACTTGACTTTACGTGGAAGTATCCGGTGTTCCCACACCATCTTATCGACCTTATCATTGGCAAATTCCTCTATGCCTTTGGCGCTGATCTTCCAGCTGATATTTTGGAAGAACATATATTGAGATAGGTGATCATAATCCTTGAAGTCCGGCTCCAGCAAAGGCAGAGAATCAAAAGACGATGACGATATGATCTGTGGACGGTGGATAATATTGATCAGATCCTCAGGCATGAAACGCGATCGCAGGAAATTCAGTAGGTAACTTTTTATATCTATGATATTAACCTTTCGAACTTGATTGCCCTCGACCTGGACAAATTCCATAGCCTCCATTTGGTTCTTAAGCCTTCCGAATCCAACTTTGATCAGGAAGTTAAGCACACGCTCCATGGATATTTTGTATTCATAAAGCTTCCTGCCATACCGGATCTTCTCCTTGCCATTACGGTCAAGCGCCAGATGATAATCCCAGAAACGGTACATGCGTGCGATCTTTACAAGATTGCGGAAGTCAGTTGCGCGATAGTATTTTAGATAATCACGGACATCTTTACATGGGCGGCCGTATTGATCACGGTGTTTCTTCAGGTATTCCGGAAGTTCAACGGTACGGATATCCAAAAACAGGTCAGAAGTAGGAGTAAGGCAAAGTCTATGGTTTTGCATTTGACCAGTTGCATCAAGATCCGGACAGGTCATCACAGAATCAGCCATAACGAACAGATTGAAAAGCTGATCTTTCGATAGTTTAAAATGCTCAGATGATGGGTAGACAACATGATATCCAATTGCTTTTAGGTTCAACGCATCGGATCCACCGGTACAGAAAAATATTTCAGGTAGTTTGACAACCTTTCCTTTTTCCTTGTTTTCGTCCTCATCTTCTCCGTGCTCGTCAATGTATTCCTGATAAGCTTTTTTCACCTGCTTTAAACCATGCAGAAATTGTGCATCGAAATCGCCATGATAGAAGAACCTTCTGCTTTTGTCTTTGGACTTTGGCTGGTAAATTTTCGAAAAAGTCTTTCCCTCAGCAGGCTGTTCCTCAATCCTGAAAATAGGATAGAATTCAGAAGCTGTAAAAGTAATCGCCTTACGTTTTTTGATAATTGTATAGCTTTCCAGACCATGCCAATGCTGTTCAAGCATAATCTTTCTCAGATGGGCTAAGACTTTCTCTTTACGCTCGCCTTTGTCAGATACATCACGATACTGATTCTCGATATATGCAATCGTTTTATCGCTGAAAATTATCTGTAAATGATTTTCGGGTATTTCCTCGATCGGGTTAAAGATCCATGTTCCATCAGCCTGATCAGGCTCTGCATCTTTGGTGCTGACCTGAGCTTCATACATCGACTTTATTTCCTCTGAAGAACCAATACCATGTCGTTCCGCAATAATCCGTATAGCCTCACCATACTCCACCTTCTCTTTGTCCTGGACAAGAGCAATACCGTTCATCCATCTACCACCGTCACCAAAATCTGCAACGACATAATTGCCATCGCTCATTTTCTTGATCGACGAGGAAGGTGTTTCTTCTTCGTGCAATTTGAATTTCTTCTTAGTCCGCAGGCATTCGTCGATCTCCGGAACATAATGCCGGATGATATCGAGTCCGCCTTCGGTTTTTTGGAAGATATCCTCTTTGGTGATTTTGTAGTTCTTCATTTAGTCTTGGTCTTCGGATTGTATCTGATCTTTACGGTATAGTATTAGGCATAGTAATGCGAGTATAAGGCCGCACCCTGCGATGAACATGATCAAAATGATGTTGCTCATATATGATATCTGCGCCTGCTGCGCATCGATCTGCTGTTGCTGCATTTCGATCACTGTTGATAGATTATTCATAGTAATAGGTTATTAAAAGTGAGTGTTAATTATTCGTGGTTTATTGAGATCTGTCTGAATACTTGCACAGCTTTTTAAGATCAGGTCAAAATCAAAATCAACAACAACTCTTTTGAAATTGCTATCTCTGGCAACTTGTATATTGATAAATTGTGGTTTTGATTCTAATTCTTCCTTAATAGTTTCAGTGACACAGCCTACTACCTGATCAGTAATTATTTTAGGCATAATGCCAATGCCTTTAGACAACTCAGCATGAGATATAAGGGTAAGAGATTTCCTGCTGATCTCAGAGTAAGGAACCATTAATCGACCTTGGATATTTCTCTTATAATCCTTACAGGTTGAATGAACTTGTTTTCTCTGATGACCTTTACGGATTATCCTAATAATGGTAATTAAGGCGACATTAAGAGCCAGTGACGCGATGATAAGTAGTGTGGCCATGTCTACAGTTCGTTTGAATATTTCAACTTCAGATCATCAATTGACTCGAAAATGCCGAGCTTAAAAAGGACTGCTGCATCGCGTTCAACATGAGCGCCATTGGAGTAAGCCCAACCATCCAGAAGCAGGATATCGGTACACTCTGTCAATACCTGAAAGCCTCTTTTATAGAATTTTGGATCGGATGGATCCGTCGATTTAATCCCGATACAAAAATCATGGGGATTGCGAGCGTCAAAACCTAAAGCGTTGAGCTCTTCTTGTGCAGCATAAAATGCTTGTCTATTTAAATCAGGTTGACCACTTACTGGCCCTGCGATATATACGATTGGTTTTTCCATTGTTTTAATTTTTTTTAGTCAATAGTTCAGAACCCTCCCGGCTAAATGGGAGGAATAGAGGCGAAAAGAACGAGGTACTTTAGCCTGCCTTACCTTGACACGGGTTTCCTATGAAATGGCGTTTGATAATACTGGCTTGATGCTTCCGCACACCAGCGAATAATTGGATAAATGGTTCCTATAAAATATTCATAACAGGTCGATTGCTTTGACGGCTGAAGGAAAAACAACGTGTTTTGCTTGTCAGTCACCGCTTTTACAAACTTTTGCAATCGGCATTCGTGATTAGCCTTCAGCATTGATCTGATTATCTGTATGGCCATCATTTCTTTTTGACCATAGCATTTCCTAAATGCGAAAGCTTTCTCCCGTTGGTTGACAAATTTTGTCAACTTGTCCTGCATGTATTTCAAAGTTTGAATCTGCAGAACAGTTTGGACTGATAATGCGGGTACATTTGTCAATCTTTTTGATGGCATCCTTAAGTGGGCTGGATACTGTACGACCAGGATCTGATCCTTTTCGTAGTAGATATGAGACAACATCGCAAAAAAATTAATTATTTTTTGGGTTGAATTCTAATCCAAGGTTCTCCTTAAGAACAGATCGTATCTCTGCTATAATAATTGGGTTATACTCCCGCTTAAGTTTTGAAACCTCTTTGGTTATCAGTAATTTATTGTATTTGTGTCCTTGTTTTTTAAGACGCTCAAATACCACTGATTTGATACTGGCATTGCAGTTCTTGTACAGAAAGAGCACTTCTTCGGGCTCTAAACTGATTTTGGATTGTGTCGGTTTGTTTGACATTGATAATTATTATTTTATCTTTGTCATACATTTTTAGTTATACATAAAATGTATGACAAATAATGTTGAAAAAATATAGCGGGAACGAGAGCTGCAATTCAGGTTCTCGCTATGTGTTATTTATTATGTTATACAACAAATGTACTACAATGGTTTACGGTTAGCAAGCATTGTAATACATTTTATTCTAATAAAAATGCAACACCCTATAAGTGAGCGAATTAATTTTTTAATAAATCATTACCATAAAGGCAATGTAGCTTCATTCGCAGATAAAATTGGTATTTCAAGGCAAGCAGTGAATAGGCTTTTCCACCCAGACTTAAGAACAAATAGATACCCTTCGCCTTCTGTTGACGTCCTTATAACTATTCTTAATGTATTCATAGATATTGATGCCAACTGGCTTATGAAAGGAGAGGGTGAGCCTTTTAAATCCAATTCAAATAGAATAGATATTAAAGCCAATTCAATTGATAAAGATTGGAAATCGATGTACTTCGAAATTCTTGATGAAAAGGATATATTAACTAAAAAATATATGACGCTACTAGAAAAAGTGGCAAAACCTTAA